CTTACATCAACCGGAACAGTATGGCAATCATCGAAGATCTCTGCTTCGATTGGCGTCACTACACTTGACTATCCTACAGAAAATACTGTTGGTTCAGGAACCAATGGTTATGTAAAATTGTGGGATATCACTGGGGTAAGTTTAACTAATCCCGGAGTAATTGGTAACTTTTATGTTAGAAAATACGATTACATTGCCACAAACACTCTTTCGTGGTCAGTTACTACACTAAGAGGATATTTTAGAACAGTTACTTCAACTCTGGGATCTACCCAACTTAACTTCTTTGTTGATGTAATCGAAGGCAATGGTACATTTGATTTAAGTGCTCACCCCCCACAGCCGAAGTTGGTATTGAAAAAAATCAATGACTCAACTTATGAGGTTTGGTGGAGAGAACCATTACTGAGTGCTGGACAAATTATACCGCACAAGTTTGAAATCGGAGACGAAGTCGCTCTGGGATCGTTCACTATAACTAAAGTATCAAATCTAGATAATTGGACAAGCACTGCTCAAAGTTTTGATGCTGGAGCATTTATAGCCGATACTCCACTAAGTGCAATGATCGGAATTTTTAGCACTCGTGCTGCGATCGGAACCGCAACAACTAGTGCGACTCACAATCTAATGGTTAGTGGTAGCACCAATTCAACTAATTATTATGTCGGAAATACAACCGAAGTAATTAATAGCAGCGGAGGATGGGCCGGCACCGCTATAGGAGTTACCAAAGGTGGTACTGGATTAACGTCTATTTCTAGTAATCAAGCTGTTTACGGAAGCGGATCAAATACCATAACTGCCGGTACCTTGCCGGTAGCTGCTGGTGGTACTGGTGCCGCAACACTAACTGCTAATAATGTTATTATTGGTAACGGAACCAGTGCTGTAAGTTTTGTTGCTCCGGGTACTAGTGGTAATGTACTTACATCAAACGGAACCACATGGACCTCGGGAGCAGCTCCTGGTGCTACTATAACCGACGATACTACTACTAATGCCACTAGATATATATTGTTTGACGACGTAACATCTGGATCAGCAACTAGTGTAGGTGTAAGCTCAACAAAACTTTACTTTAATCCCAGTACCGGAGATTTGAGTGCAACTAACTTTAACTCCTTGTCAGATATAACATATAAGAGTGATCTTGCACGTATCGAGAATGCCTTAGACAAGGTATTACAGTTAACCGGTTATACATTTAATCTCAAAGACAGCCCCAAGAGAGGTACCGGATTGATAGCTCAAGATGTTCAAAAAGTGTTGCCCGAAGCTGTCACAGATGCCAACGACAAGTTAACTCTTTCTTATGGTAATGTTATAGGATTGATTGTTGAGGCGATCAAGGACTTGGCCGAGCAGATCAAAGAACTTAAAAAATAAACGATACCAAAAAAAGTTAATTAAATAAACTTGCTTTTGAAAGCAAATAAAATCAATTAACTTATGAAATACAGTATCGTAATACCGACCTACAATCATTGTGACGATCTTTTAAAGCCCTGTGTTGATGCTATCCTAAAATATACCAATATGTCCGAAGTTGAGCTAGTGATTTCGGCCAATGGTTGTGTGGATAATACACGAGAATACTTAGACAGTTTAAAACAATCTTTCGATTCTCTAGGATTTGCGGATCATTTAAAAACTATTTGGAATGACGCAGCACTTGGTTATTCCCGAGCAACCAACGAAGGCATAAAAGTTGCTACCGGAGAATATATAATCCTTTTAAACAATGATGCTTTCTTGTTACCGCAAGAACGACATCGCTGGATTCGACAACTCGCAGGACCATTCGAAACTAATCCTCGATGTGGTATTACTTGTTTAATAAAAGGTCCATCGGCACCAGCCGGACACGATTTTGCTGTATTCTTTTTGGTAATGATACATCGTCGTGTATTTGACAAAATTGGATTACTAAACGAAGACTACGGAGTTGGCGGCGGAGAAGACACCGAATTTTGTATCGAAGCCGAACGTGCCGGGTTTGAAGTCTGCGAATGTGTACCTAAAATGTGGTCCACTGATGGCAATCTTTTTACCGGTGATTTTCCCATTTATCACAAAGGTGAAGGCACAGTACACGATCCTAATCTAGTTCCAGACTGGGGCGATATATTCTTTATTAATTCAGTTAAACTGGCAAGAAAATATAATCGTGCCTGGTTCGAAGAAAAGACCAAAGACCTACCAGTTAACCATCAACGATTAAAATCGTTGGATCCAGGTATCTATAACGAAATTTTTCAAATAAACACATATGGTGTAGAAAGAGCCGAAATTCAAGATCGAATAGTTATTGATATTGGTGCCAATATTGGTATGTTTTCTTTGCTCTGTCACGAATATGATGCAAAAACAGTTTATGCCATCGAAGCCCAACCATTTATTTTTAGACGTTATCTCAAAGACAATGTACTGCCCTATGAAGATATTATCCCATTAAACTATGCTGTGCATAGAGATTTCGGGCAAACAGTTCGTATCCCCAATCAAGGCGGCCTGTCTAAGATCGGCAACCAAGGCGATATAGTTGAAACAATTACTTTGGAAAAGTTGTTGGTTGATAACAGAATACAAAATAACAATCTTGTGCTAAAATTAGACTGTGAAGGCTCTGAATTTGATATACTATTGTTTACTAGATCGGATGTGATTAAAAGATTTGACATAATTTATATGGAGCTTCACGGAAATACCAACGAAAATCCTGTGTTACAAGATCCAAATTTAATTAGATTTTATCTACAAGACGCCGGATTTAAACAAGTATTCACCGAAGAGCAAATGGCTCGCGGGCCTTCGGGAAATTTTGACGTCCGTACAAATGTCTTTACAGAAAAATGGGTTAGAATTTAAAAAATGAAACGTATACTATGTGCTATCCCCACTAGGGGAAGATACGATTTAGCATTGCCAATGGCTTTGAGTGCAGTTCTAAATCAAACTATGAAACCAGATCATTTAATTATTTTTGACGACAATGATGATCCAGTTGACATTAGAAATATTGAAATTTTTCGATATCTGTTACACACCTTTGATCTTAAAGGTATAACTTGGGAAGTGATCTTTGGACGCAAAAAAGGTCAGCACCATAGTCACCAAATTGCCAATACCTATGGATTCGAATGGGTTTGGCGTGTCGACGATGATACTGTGCCTGAGCCTAATGTGTTAGAAACGCTGTGGAGTTATGTGAATCCCAAGTTGGGTGCAGTTGGTGGATCTATTTTAACACCTCCGTTTGCTCCTGTTGTTGGAGCCACTGGAAAAATTGAAAATATCAGTGCAGAGCCTAGTCTACAGTGGGATTATATTAGAGAAGTTCAATCAGTGGATCATTTACACTGTAGTTTTCTTTATCGTGCCGGGGTTCACGACTACAATTTAAGTTTAAGTCGTGCTGCCTTTAGAGAAGAAACATTGTTTACCTATGGACTGAAACAAAAAGGCTATGAGCTATTAGCAGTTCCTAATGCGGTTACTTGGCATTATAAACACAACAAAGGCGGTGTACGTCCCGAGATGAAAGAGATGTTTGATCGCGACGATCAAATATTCCGTAATATTCTAGGCTTTGACAAACAAACTATCGTGGTTTTAGATAACGGTATGGGCGATCATATCGTTTTTAATAAAGTTCTTCCTGAAATTAAAAATCCAGTTATTTTTAGCTGCTACCCAGAGATTGTTCCAGGACGTAGTATTGCTGATGCTATAAGTTTATTCGGGGATATCGGTCCTTATAACGTATATCAAAAAATGGATCAATGGAATTGGAAAGGCAGTCTGGAAGAAGCCTTTAGAAAAATGTATGTGAATAATTAATATGAATATAATTATATTTCCTTGGGCTAAGTTTATGCGTAACGGTAAACCACACCCAAAAAATTATCCTTGGTGGTCTGATCTAATTAAACTATTAGAAGCAGATGGTCACCGACTTATACAAGTTGGCATCGAAGGCGAAACACAGTTAGTCAGTGATTTTAGAAAAAATTTATCCATTGCTGAACTATCTCATTTGATATTAGAAAATGACACTTGGATCGGACTAGACAGTTTTGGACAACATCTTGGGTGGAGCCTAGGACGAAAAGGTATGGCAATTTTTGGACAAAGCGATCCGTTGATTTTTGGTCATCACGAAAACGTAAATGTATTAAAAGATAGATCCTATCTAAGAGAGCGACAATTTTGGCTATGGGAACAGGCCGAGTATCGCGAAGATTGCTGGTTATCCCCTGCTGAAATATACGAAATCTTTAAACAAAACTTTATAGAGAGCAAACAAAATGCCTAAAAAAATCTTAATTATGGGCCTGCCCGGGTCAGGTAAAACTTACTTTGCTGAACGTCTAAAGAAATATCTTGAGACTTTTAGCGATATCAGCACTATGCCTATCGGAACTATGTCAAAATTTGAACATGTTCCACACGCCTGGAAAGCCACAGTGGATTGGTTTAATGCCGACGAAGTACGTAAAAAATATAACGATTGGGACT